CTTAATATTTAAAACCTCGACAGAATTTACTTTTACTTTTTTAGCAGTAGCAATAAAATATTTACTTAATTTTTCAGCTTTTAAGACACTATCTTTTGTAATTAGTAAAGTATTACCGCCTGTACTAAAAAATTCATTAAAAGCGTGTATTACTAAAGCGAAACGGGGAATATAAGATTTTTGCTTTGGGTACATTGATTTTAAATATTCATTTTCATTCTCATCATTTTGAAAATTAGATATTTCATTAAATATACGCTTCCATTCAATTTTAGCTTCTTCATTAAATTTAGCGGTTAAACTTTCAATATTACCTTCTTTGTCACGTTGTATAACTGTTTTAATAGTATCGTAGAAACATATCATATTATCTTTATACCATTCAAGTAGTTCATATTCTAATTCGTTTTCATTATACAAATCAATTTTAGAATCAGGAAATGACAATAACATTCTGTCCATAAATCCGTTGTCTTTGTTTTCTTCTGTATAAAATGAATTTAATATATTAGGTTGAATACCTCCAAGAACAGGAATAAAAGGTTTTTCAACAAAAGAACCTTTGCGAGTTAAACGATTTAAAGAAACTGATTTACCGCTCCAACAAGATAGCCAAAATTCTAAATCAGAACCAGCACGATATTTATTCATATCTTTCAACCAGCCAGCAAGTTCGTCTTTAAAAACTCCAACTGCGTTATCACTTTCTTGATGCAAATCAACTAATGCTTCTAAAGTAATGTCATTTGCAATAAATTGTTTTTTAATTGGTTTTTGTACTTCAATACTTTCTTCTTTTTCTTTTTTGCTTAAATTATCATAATATTCAAATTTGTCTAATTCTTTATAATAGTTTTTAATTTCTCTGCTATTTACTTTTTGCAGCGGAAAAATAACATTGTTAATACTTGGTGTTTTACCTATACCAGCTTTTCCTACTAAAGAAATCCAAAGTGTAGCATTTTCATTCCAACCTCTTTTAACTTCAATTTCAATAGCATTACCGATGCTGACAGAAATCAACCATAACAAAGAACAACCCATATAATCAATATTAGAATCTAGTTTTGAGTTACATTCTAAAATATATGATTGTATAGGTTCTGGAAATATATCAATCGGAAAAACTAAATCAGTTTTATTATATTTAAAATCTTCAATTAATTTATCTGTATTAGGCAAAGTAATAGTTTCTTTTAAAATCCTTTTTACTCTACTACCAAAACCATCTTTGTATAAAGCTTTTGTACTTTCAGAAAAATCACCTCTATGATATTTTATAGTGTATGCTAAAAAAGGTGTTATAAGTTTTTCGTGTGGGTAATTAGTACCTGTGCTAAATAGATACATAAAACCTGTATCTTTAAAAATATAACCACTATGAACAGAAGTTGCTCCGTGTCTTTTAATAACAATATGTTTTTTATTATTTGATACAATAGAAAACTCATCACAAATTATATCCCAAATATTTGTGTTATCATTATAATCTTGCCAAGGAGTTAATTCTCCAACTTCAAAAGATACGCTTTCTTTTTTAGGAATATCAATCGGAGTTTCTTCAACATAATTATACATTTTAGAAAACGACATAATAACTTCTCTGTCATCGTCTGAAATATATTCTACTTCAAAATAAGATTTTTTAGAAACTTTATTCTCAGGATAGGCAAAAATATAACCAAATCTTCCACGTGTTTCTATAACAGCTTCTTTGTGTCCTTTTAATTTAGCAAGTTTTAAATTACCTTGTATTCTTTTTGTTTTATAAATAATATGATAACCAGAATTTTTTGTTTTATAAATAACAAATTTATCTTCGAAATCTAAAATGTTATCTTTTAGATTTTGCAAATATTCATTCCAAAACTCTTTTTGTTCTTTTGCAGTGCTGAATACTTTTAAATCCACATCAATTACTTCTAAGTCTTCAAAACCAGTAACTAATCCAAAACCTGTTGTAGGTTTTATTTCATGAACAACACCATCTTTATCAGTCCATTTTTTACCACCTTTATATTCTAATTGTTCTGAAAGTTTTTGAACAGATAATTTTTCTGTTTGTTGTTTAGACCAACCAAAATTAGGTACTTTATTTTCTCCAACTGTAATAACAGAAAAGTTATCTAAAAACTTTAATACTTTTTGATTTTCCATAAATTAAAGTTGTTTAAAAGTTATTAATTTATGTTCTATTTCATATTCGCAAAAGAAATCCCAACCATTAGAAACAGTTTCTTTTTCTTCTTTTGTTGGTTCTTTTTCCCAAATAATAGTTAAAGTTCCTTTGTGGTCGTGCAGCATATAAATATGCTTTAATTCGTGATAGGCTAACATTTTCCTTAATGTTCTTAACCTTTCGTCTGCGTAGTTTTCACCTCCGCCATCTGTTCTTAAAATCCTCATATATAAAATATTAATGTTACAAAATAAAAAATCCCATCGGTTTGAAGGTTGCAGCTTCTCCCCGATAGGATAATAATAATTTCTTTAATTGTAAAAAGCCTGCAACGAATTTTACTTTTACAAAAATACAAAAAAAACCGAACTAAAAAAATAATTCGGTTTAATTTTTTTTATTAATAATTAGCTTCAATTTTCCAACCTTGAATCTGATTAAAGTACTTGGTTTCTCCTTGTGGATTTACCCACTCACGACCTCGTAAATTAATACTTACTTTCACTTCTTGCCCTTCTTGAAAGTTATCTAACAAATCGCATTTATCTTGTGCAAATTCTATTAAAATACTTTGCGGATATTGTTCGTTGGTTGTTACTACTAATTCACGTTTTTTGAAACTTGCAGATACTTCTTGTGTTGCGTTGATTACTTTAATTCTTCCTGTTACTTCCATTGTTTATTTGTATTAATTTTGTTAATATACTCTTTTTTAATTTCGATTGCTTCGTTTAATCTTGTTTTTATTAATTCAATCATAACCTCGTCACGTTCAACGATAATTTCGTGATGATATTCAGCTCCCTCGTGAATAAGATAATTAAAGAAATACGCTTTATTTCTATTTGTGCATAACATTTGCATTTGCATCTGTGCGTAATACTTTTTATCTACTTCATTAGTTGCCACCAATTCAAAGAAAGTTGTTGACTTCGGGCATTTAATTTCAAGAACGGCATCATCAGAAACTAATCCGTCAGGACTTGCCCCGGCATGTTCGTTAAATTTAAAGAAACTACAATTTGTAACTTCTAAAAATTCTAATTCTTTTAACTCTTTGAATTTAGCAAAAGCAAGCGGTTCCAATTCAATACCTCTTTGCATATCGTAAGATATAAAATTATCTTCTATTTCTCCGTAAAGTTGCTGAATAGCTTTATCTATTGCGTATGTTTTACCTGTTTCGCCAAGTCCTCGAACTCCTAATAATTTTATTATTTCACTTGCGGAAAATTTACCATAACGTTCAATTTTCCATTCTTCTGACCTTTGTTCTGAATTACTTTCCATATTCGTTAAATTTATTTTCTATTTCTTTAGATACGTTATACTTTACTTTGATTTGTTCTATTGTAGCATTTGCTTTTTTAGCTGCTTCAAAATTAGCTTCTGTGAAAATTGGCTTTTCTTTTGATTCGATAGGTTGAATTGGTTTAATACGAACACCATCTGTAATTGCTCCCATCATTTTAACATTTCTATCAACGTATAATTCAATTCGCATACCTTTCCAATTTTCTATAACGTGACATTCTTTTCCTATTAGTCCGTTTTTCTTTGAAAAGCCAGCTAAAATTTTATTATTAGTTGAATTTAGTTTTAATGGTTTTATATTTTCTACAAAATAGCAAAATATTCCATCCATTTTAGTTCCTGATACATCAACTCCTTGCTCGTACTTTACTTCTTTAATGGTAAAAATTAATTTTTTACCATCTGTTTCAAGTGCATCTAAATCGGCAGAAGCTAAATGCGTTGATTTTCTGAATTTTCTCCAGTCTGTTTGTGTTTCCATAATTTTAAAGTTTTAAATTTTGTCAAAGATATAAAATATTTTTTTATTAATTCAATTTATTTTTTAATATTTTAAAATAAATTTGATTTACTGATTCTTTATTGCAACCTCTTTTATAGTAGAAGTTAATTACTCTTTTAATTCTTTGTAGGTTTGATTGTTTCATTTTAAAATAGTTTTTGTTGTGATACGTGGTTTTGTATTCTTTGTATTGCTTTGTCGTAATACTCTTTATCTAACTCGCAAGCTGTTAGTTCAAATCCGTAATCGTGGCAAGCTATCGCAATACTTCCAGAACCCAAGTGAGTATCGAGTATTTTATCGTTTGGCTTTGCGTATTTATCTAAAAGCCATTTGTATAGTGCAACGGGTTTTTGAGTTGGGTGTATTGTTTTTTCTTGTTTATTTCTGCCTCTTATACCATCAGCCAAGCCATTCCAAGCCCAATAAAATCTTTTAGCTGGTACATCAAAACTGCTCCATGCTAACTCACCATCTGAATAAGTTTCAACACTTGGGTCTTTATCCCAAAAAATAAAAGACTTACAGCCATTTTGCCATAAATACGGAAAGTAATTACCTCCCCAAATAATTTGATTTTTAGAAACTCTTTGAAGTTCTATAAAATAAGCATTATTAGGTATTGAATCATCCCAATTTTTACTTTTTTTATCTCTTATCTTATTATCGAATCCAATCCCATAAGGAGGGTCAACAATAGCTAAATCAAAATAGTTGTCAGGATAACGTGCCATTAAAAGCATGTTATCTTCATTCGTTATTGTTATTTTATCTGTTACTTTCATATCATATATTTTACTCAAATTCTTTTAAATCAATTAAAAAATGTTTTAAAACCTCATCATAACAAGCGTCAGGATTCGGTCTTATAATTCTTTTATTTCCATATTCTAACCATATTGCATGTTTTTTATTTTCAGGTCTTATGGTTTTAATTCCAGCGTCTGCTAAAATTTTATTTAATGTTTTGCAACTCATTTTAGTAAGTATTTCATCAGGTGTATTATTTGCCACTTCAATAGCTTTCAATCTGTTATCTTTTTGGATTTCGTAAGCGTTGGGACATCTTTTACCTACCATTACTATACTTTTACGATTTGATAATTTGCTCATATGTTTTAAAATCTTCGTTAGTCCAGTTATTGTAAACCTTGTCGTTTAAATATGTGTTAATTTTTCTTAAATTTTTAGCCACTTCTAAAATGTGCGGTCTTTTAATTTTTGATTTTATTTCGTCTATTTTATTTTTTCTAATTGTTACAATATTTGGTTTTGATAATTGTTTAACTTTTATTCTTAATGCATCAAAATCGTTTTTTTCTTTAACTTTTAAAAATAAAAACTCGTTTGATTTTTTAAGTAATAACTTATCTCTTTTTTGATAACATTCTAAAATCATTTTAAAATATACATCATTCTTATAATTGTTATATGTTCTTAAAATGTAAAAAACAGTCGTCCTATCTTTTTTAAGATTTTCAGCTATTTCTATAATATTCATATTTTCAATATTTTCTTTTGTATAGATTGCTCTTAAATAAACGAACAACTTATCACGTTTATTTGTTGTGATGTCTATTCCGTAAAATTCTTTTATTTCTTGTGGTGTCATTTTATTTTTCTTTTATTAGGTAATACCATAGCCAAATTATTTTGGACCTTAAAATTTCGTATGCAATCCATATTAAAATGTACTTCATAAGTTTCTTTCTTTTTTAAAGATTTCTAATAGTTCTTTTGTGTCTAATAATTGTATAAAATGATTTGAATTTAATAACCACTCCGCAAACTCAATAGCAAAGTCATCAGCTATTTGTTCTATAATTTCAGCAGTAGGTGTATAAAGTCTTGAATAATCACTTGGCTTGTTACTATGTGCTTTTTGTATTTTATCTATTAGTTTCATAATTCTAATTTTAAAAGTTTCATTACCTCATCAGGTCTTTTTGCATACTCTTTTAGGATTAAATCCATTTGATGATAATCTGTAAGCACTCTTTTACTCATAGTTTCAAAAAGATTTTCCATACTTTTAAATATTTCATCTACTTTCTGCGTATCTACATCATCTACCTTTTCAAACTCTTTACGCTCGGCATTGATTAAGATATTAATACAGGGTCTTAAAACCTCTTTTAAACGCCCTTTATAGTAAGGACTATGCTTTAGTATTTCGTTACAATGTAATGCGTATTGATTCGCTAAAATGCTTTTTGCTAAAGCGGTGTTAAATACAATTTTCAAATATTCTTGTTGTGTTACTTGTTTAGTTTCCATTTTAGTTATTTCTATTTCTTGTTTTACTTTTTGTTGTTAGATAAACCCCATTTTTTAGGGTTTATGTTGCGGTTAAAGGTTACTCGTATGATTTAATAAATTGGTCAAGTGCGTTTTTTTCATTTGGATTTAATTCGTGCAGTAATTTTCCGTTGACAGTCCAACGACCATCTATAACTTCAATTGTTAGTTTCATATTTCTCTTATTTCTCTTATTTTTACTAATCTAAATGCTTCTCTGAATGCCTTATATGCTTCATCAAAATTATAAGCTACTATTTCAACTTCTCTGTCGATGCACTCATCTCCTGTTTCCTTCCAGAAATATACTCTAAATTTTTTCATATTAATTGTTGTTAAAAAGTTCGTCTAATATTGTAATAAAATCTTTGTCATACTTGGTTAAATCTTCAACTAAATGATGTGCATCAGACACGTTTAAATTAGTCCAACCATAGGTATTTTTAAGGTTTGAAATAATACTACCATATAACGTAGGAAATTTTATTTGGTTTGTTAATAAAATAAATTGATTTTTTTCTGATAATCGTTCCCAAAGTGTTTTCATAATTATTGTTTTTTAAAGATTAATA